TGAATCAGGATGAATATAAGAGTCGAGTCGGCCTGGACAGCTTGTATGTGGCTGAGGTAACCCAGGATGACGCCTCCGGCTATGCTGCGGGTACTCCTGAATGGTTTGCGCCGGCGGCCGAGGCGAGCATTGCGCCGGCGGTCAACCGCCAGACGCAGTACGCCGACGATCAGCCCTACGACACGTTCAGCTCGGAGGGCGAGTCGACGATCCAGCTCACCGTGACCGGCATCCCGCTGGAGATGCTGGCCAAGGTGACCGGGCGGGTGTTCGACGCCACGACCGGGCGGATGTACGACAACGGCGGAACGCCGCCGGAGTACGCGCTGATGTTCCGCTCGAAGAAGTCGAACGGGAATTACCGCTACTACAGCTACGTCAAGGGCAAATTCGACATGCCCGGCGAAGAGGCTGCATCGCAGACCGATTCGCCGGATCCGAAGACCACGCAGATCACGTTCACGGCGGTCAAGTCGATCTACAAGTTCGACCTGGGCGACATCAACGACGGCGTAAAGCGCGTGGTCGGCGACGACGATACCGACGCCTTCAGCTCGACCGGCTGGTTCAGCCAGGTACAGACGCCGGGCGTGAGCACGCCGTCGTCGCTGGCCCTGAGCTCCAGCGTCCCGACCGATGGCGGCTCGGGCGCGAGCGTTTCGGCCAATATCACGCTGACGTTCAACAACGCACTGCCGGCCGGGGCGATCTATAACGTGGTGGTGGTCAAAGCCGACGGTACGGCGGTAGCCTGCACCAACACGCTGGACGCCACAAAGAAGATCATGACGATCAACCCGGACAGCAACCTGGACGCGTCCAGCACGTATATCGTGACCTACGGGGTTACGGATATCTACGGCGACACGCTGAACGGGGCGATTAATTTCGGGACCGCCTAACGATAACGCTTGAAAATCAGCGCCTGGCGGCGCGAGCCGGCCGCCAGGCGCTGCGGGAGCAGCCATGAGCAAACCGATCGAAATCCATTTCTACGATCCGAAAACCGACGAAGTTAAGGCGACCTTCGTGCGCTCGTTCGTCCCGTGGGCGATCCTCAAGAAGGCGATGAAGCTGCAGAAGGCGGTCCAGGGGGCCGAGTTTACCGAGGAATACGTCGACGAGCTGGCCGGGCTGGTAGTGGCGGTGTTCGGCGACCAGTTTACGATCGAGGACGTCAACAACGGCATGGACGTAGGCGAGATGCTGACGGTCCTATCCGAGGTGATCACCCGGGCGGCGCAGATCGTCACAGCGCGGGGAAACCCTACGACGGCGGCGTAGCCCCCAGCGCGCCGCCGGACGGAGATTTCTACCTGGAATGGGAGCGGACGCTGGTGGAGCTGTATCACTGGTCGCTGTACGACATCGACCGGACGGATATCGAGAGCCTGCTGGATTTTGTGTTTCACCGGCCGAAGGCCAAAGCGACCCAGCGCAGCTGGGGCATGCTGGTTCCATGCGACATGGTTTCGTGGTTATAGGGTGACAAATGTCTGATCTTCCGCCTATCAATCAACGCTACGGCATCGACACGACCGATTTCAAAACCGGGATTGCGGCGATGAACCGGGCGATGCGAGACCTGGAGAGCGGGTTCAAGGCCAGCGCGGCGCAGATGGGCGATTGGGAGAGCTCGGCCACCGGCCTGGAAAGCCGTATCGGGACGTTGAACGACCTGATCGGCGTGCAGCGCCAGAAGGTTGACGCGCTGACGACTGAATACAACAAGCTGGTAAAAGAAAAAGGGGAGGCCAGCAAGGCGGCGGTCGAGCTGCACACGAAGATCAACAAAGAGACCGAGCAGCTCAACAAATACGAATACGAGCTGGGGCAGAGCCGGACGAAGCTGGGCGAACTGGAGAAGGCCACGGACGGCGCGGCCGATGAGATGGACCACCTGGAGGACGAGACCGGCGGCGCGATCAAGGGGCTGGACAAGCTCAAGGGCGTGGCCGGCGGGCTGGGGACGGCGCTAAAAATCGGCGGGGGGGCGATGCTGGGGTTGGCCACGGCGGCGGCGGCGGTGGGGGCCGGGATTGCAAAGCTGGTCACGTCGGCGGCGGATACTGCCGGGGAACTGGTGGACCTGTCGCTGCAGACCGGCATCACGGTGGAGCGCCTGCAGGAACTGCGGTACGTCGGCGAGCAGGTGGGCACCGGCGCGGATACGATGGTCGGCGCAATGTCGCGGCTGGTGCGTTCAATGGCTGCAGCACGGGAGCAGGCCACGGATTTCAACCAACAGGCCGGGAAGGCGGCGGCCGAGGCGGCCGAAAAGGCAGCCGAAATTGAAGAAGATTACGCCAAATCGTCCGGGAAGGTGCATGCGAAGCTGGTCGATCAGCAAAAGGATTTGACCGAGAAGCAAACCAGCCTGGCGCAGGACCTGCAGAGCGGCCTGGCCGATATCGTCAGGGCAACGCAGCGCGAGCTCGAAAACCTGCAGGAGAGGCACCTGTCGAAGATGGCGGACCTGCAGCGGTCGATGGCCGGCGTTGAGAGCGATTTTGAGTATGAGAGCGCGGAGCGAAAAGAGGATCTCAACCGCGAGCTGACCCGGGCCGAAGAAGACTACAACCACGACCGGGAAAAGCTGGTGCAGGAATTGGGGGAGGCCGAAAGCGACGAAGAGAAAAAGCGCATCCAGGAACGGATCGACGAACTCGACTACGAATACAACACCCGCAAGAAGCGCCGCGAGGAAGACGCCGACGAGGCACAGAAGGATGCGGAGCACGCCAAAGAGGAAAAGATCAAGGCGCTGCAGGAGCAACTGGCGGCGGAGACGGCGGAATACGAAAAGCAAAACGTCGAAATCAAGGCAAAACAGGCGGAGCAAGAGCAGGCGACCCAGGCGCGCTACCAGGCCGAGCTGAAGGCGGCCCAGAAGCGCTACGACGGCGAAGTTGCGGCGGCGGCGGAAGCGATGCAAGAGATTGCGGCCGCCAGAGAGGAGGCGCTGCAATCGAATAAGGGCGCCGAAAAGGAGCTGGGCGAACAGGCGAAGGCGTTCGAACGGCTGGGGGTCAGCGCGTATGACGCAAACGGCAACCTGCGTGACAACGAGGTGGTATTTGCAGAACTGCTGGATGCGCTGGGAAAGGTTGAGAACGGAACCGAACGAGACGCACTGGCGATGGCGCTGTTCGGGAAGAGCGCCCAGGAACTGAACCCGCTGATGAAAGCCGGGGCGGATGAGATTGCCAGATTGAGCGAAGAAGCCCGCATAGCCGGCGCTGTGACCAGCGAAGAGACGGTGACGAAACTGGAGGAGCTCGGCGACAAAATTGCCCGGTTCGTTTCCGGGATGGAAGGGACGATGAACGCCCTGGCCGGGGTTTTTGTGGGCCCATTCTCGAGCCTGGTGGACACGGCCAATATGTACCTGGGCAGGTTCAGTGAGATCGTAAAGGGATCAAACGGCGATCTGGTAGCAATGGCGGACGGGATCGGGAAACTGTTGGGGGAAATCCTGGCCGACTTTGCCAAACACGGCCCGGAGATGCTGCAGGCCGGGCTGAATATCGTGCAGGGGATCCTGGATGCGATCGTCGAAAACCTGCCGATGCTGCTGTACGGAGCGGTGAAGATCATCAATATGTTGGTGAAGTTCCTGATTGACAATCTGCCGATGCTGATCGATGCGGGGGTGCAGATCCTGCTGACGCTGGTGGATGCGATCGTCGAAAACCTGCCGATGATCGTAGAGGCGGGGATTGAAGCGCTGCTGGCGCTGATCGAAGGCCTGACCGAGGCAATGCCGAAGCTGATCCCGGCGATTGTCGAAGCGATCCTGCTGATCGACCAGGTGATCATCGACCATCTGCCGGAGATTATCGAGGCGGGCGGAAAGCTGCTGCTGGCCATCATCCAGGGGCTATCCGAAGCGCTTCCGATGCTGATCGACAAGACCCCCGAGCTGATCCAGGCGCTGGTGGATGCGTTCGTCGAGCTGATGCCGATCGTGGCAAAGATCGGCTGGGAGATCATCAAGGCGATCGGCGGCATGCTGATCGAGAACCTGCCGGAGCTTGGCAAGGCGATCCTGGAGCTGCCCGGGGTCCTGAACGAGGCGATGGGTAAAATCTGGCAGGAAATCTGGCAGATCGGCGGCGACATCATCGCCGGCGTATGGCAGGGGATGCAGGATCGCAGAGACCAGTTTTTCACGGATGTGTGGGGCTTTTTCTCGGGTCTGGCCGGGGCGG